AATATTGGGAAGCCCATACATATCAAGGGTTCACTGAAACAACACCACCTACATTGACGTGGTCGACTTCTTCAATGAATAATGCCATGGTAATTTCTAGCACAACAAATATCACAGCTAGAAATGCAGTGCATGTAGCCCAATTGAAATCTACATATGCTGGAGCATTCATTTCTAGCTCAGCATATAAAATAACATTAGATGCCTTAGGAACCAGAAGTTCAACTAGCAACAACTTAGATCCAGTGCTAGCAATATATTTGTCTGGTAGTGCAGTCGATGCATCAACCACTGATTATTTTAACAATGAATTACCTGTTAAATTAGGCAAGCGTGTTGGAGAACTTCGAGTAACATCAAACAATCAACGATTTGATGATATAACTTTTAGTTTTGAAACTGAGAATGTTGGTAACGCAGTTTTATTGTTAGTAGTAGAAGCGGGAGATTGGCAAATATCGGATATACGAACAACATCAGACAATGATGCTGGATACACTCCTAATTATACTAGATTGAAAACATTGGTACCGACAGCACACAAAGCTGGCAACCAACTTTCATTTAAAATTGAATATTACAATGTTGCTGGTGTAAAAAGCAAACAACTTAATTATGTATACAACTTAAATTGGACCGGTGGAAATCGTTATGTAGATGGCGAATACTCAATGCTTACGGGTTCATTGTATGTGGCTGATTCATTGGATTCTGGAATTGCGATAAGTGGATACAAAAATACTGGATTTATTCGGTCACTTGGGTATGAAGGATTCGAAGCAGGATTTCCTGGATTTTTAATTTGGTCTGGTTCGGCATTGTCTGGATCATTGGGTACTAACGGTGGAGCTCCATATTCCGGAGTAGGAATAGAATTATATGCAAATACTGCAAGCTATTTTAGATATTCGACAACAGATAGTGAAGTTGATATACGAACTCGCAGATTTTTCTTCGGACAATATCCTGCGCCGTTTATAAGTGGGGCTAATGGAAACATAGAAATATCAGCATCTAATTTTCATTTATCTCGAGAAGGAAATGTAACTGCTAGTAATGCATTATTTACCGGCGTTGCTTTAGCAAATATTATTCGAGATAAAACTGTTACTATAACTAGTGCAAATTCTAGTAGCTATTTAACTACTACAGCAGTAGCTGGGGTTGTAAATCCTGGACCTCCGCCATTCCTGCAAATTTTTAATGGATATAAAATAATATTAGATGGATCGGCTGGCGGCGAACTGGTACGACGTGTTAGAATAGATTGCGATTTATTATATCCAATTGCTGACTTTCAGTTACCTAATTTATCATCAACTGCTAAGTTAGATGTAATTGTTGAAACCAATCGTACTACAACGCAATTATATGATATTTTTATACCGCCTAAATCACCAACCGGTTTAATGACATTTGAACCAGATCGCATTACATTGCAAGAAAATGCAGTAATTACATTTGTAGCAGCAGGTTCAACTGGCGCAAAATGGTTTACTACTGCAGGTACTGAGCATCCGTTTGATCATCTTTTTCAAGGCAATGTGAATATATCAGCATCACTCGGTATTACCGGTTCCATTAATGGCGTAACCATTAATAATTTAGCGTGGACTTCATATACGCCACAATGGACAACAGATGGAGCTACACAACCTGTAATCGGTGACGGTGCCGTCACAGGTGCATATAAACAAATTGGAAAAACAGTTTTTGTACGAGTAAAATTAAATTGGGGTACAACTACAACCGGAGGTACTGGGGCATTTTTGTTTAGCCTACCAGTTACCGCAGCAAATGCAGATGGAATTCAATTCCCATGTTCGATATTGGATAATGGATTTGCATGGTATCAAGGTACTGTTAATGGAACATATAGCGGATTTACTAATAGATCAGCAATTATAGGACAATCAGCAGGTGGCGCTAATTCATCACAAGCAATTACTTCAACGTTCCCAATTAGCTGGGGCAGTACAGATAGTTTACAATTTAATGGAACATATGAAGCATTATAAACTATTTAATATTTATATAAAAAGAAAAATATAATGAATAAAATAACAGTATTATTTCCAGGAGGATTTAAACCATTAACAGGAGCACATTTAGCATTAGCTCAAAGATATGCACAAGATCCTCAAGTTGAACGAGTAATATTGCTAGTTGGCGAAAAACCTAGAGATGGTATTACGCGTGAAAAAACTATCAAAATATTCAACCTACTTAATAATAATCCTAAAATTGTAATTCAACCAACTGAATTCAATTCGCCTATCATGGCCGCGTATGAATATTTATTTGCCTTACCACCAGACGCAACTGGTCGTTATGCCATGGCAGCTTCAACAAAAGGCGATGACTATGTTCGAACCAAAGACTTTGTACCAAATGTTGATAAATATGCTACAATTGGAGATAAAAAAGGTCGAACAATTCCAAGCGGAATAGATGCCGTAGAATTAAATGTTGATGTCGATCCGCTATTATATCCTAACAGTCAACCAATATCAGCATCAACAATTCGTCAAGCTTTGGAGATTGATGACTACAAAACATTTGAAATGTCATATCCAGGACAACCTGAATCAACTATAAAAACTATTTGGAACATTTTAAAAGATATCCAAGAGACTGCCATGTTAAGTGTAGGTTGGTGGACAAATGCATTGACAGAAGATGTTGAAGAAGTGTTTGAAGCAATAATGAATCCCAAAGAAAAACAACGTCACTCAGATAAAATTAAACATTTACGTTCATACTTAGAAAAGCATAGAGGACAATCATTTGTATATGATTTTGATAAATTTGCTAAAACAGTAGCAGGCGCAAAATTAATAGAATCAATCATCACAGAAAATTATATTACACGTGATGAATTAAAAGAAATTGAACCAGTTATTGATAGTTTCTTTAGAGAATATGGAATTGATGTAGATTTTCAAGGAGAGTTTACACATTTCATTGACCGATTAAATGATCCAAGAAATGAAGGAACAATTAGTTTAGATGATATTGAGAATTTATTCCATGATTTAGCTGATGAATATGGAGATCAAATTGTAGCACAAGTTCAAAAAAATAAGCCGGGAGCAATTGGATCGGATTATCAATTCGATGTTCCAATTCATATGCCATTCATGCTAACACTAAATCGACAAACTGGTTTAATCAAATTAGTTCCTAAAACAATTAAAGCACAGCGACGTCCATGGGTACCGAGTGATAAAACTCAAGTTGTATATCGAATTGAATCGGCTATGGCTAAAGGCAATCTTATTAAAGAAAGCAAATTAATTACCGAAGGCGGTGCTGCGGGCCATATGGCACACCCATGGGATGATCACGGATTAACATTTAATGATATCAAAGAAATTGTAGCACGAGGATTGTCAGGTAGATTAGATATTGAAAATGCAGTTACTGAAAAAACAGATGGACAAAATATTCAAGTTACTTGGAAAAATGGAGAAATTGGATTTGCTAGAAATAAAGGCACTATAATTAATCCAATGACAACGTCACAATTAATTGCTGACTTTCAACGCAAACAGCAAGAAGCTATTGCAAAAAATGGAGCTGCAGCTGGTGAAAATTATCAAACAGTTGTAGATGCATATCAAGCGTGTGCTGAGGACTTGACAGAATCATTTAGATCAATACCAGAAAACAAACTAAATGAAATATTCAAAAATGGTCGAGTATTTGCTAACATGGAAATTATTTATCCAGCAACTAAAAATGTAATTGCATATGATAAAGCTCACTTACAATTTCATAATTTAGTTGAATATGATGAAAAAGGAAATGTAGTCGAAACTGATTTAACCGGTGGCGCTATGATGCAAAAAATTATTCAAGAAACAAATGCACATATGCAAAAAACATTTTCATTTATTCCACCGCAACGAATTAAATTAGGACGGGTATATGATTTTGAAGACCAACAAGCCGCATTCTTCAATGAAATCAATCAGTTACAACAAAAATATAATCTTAAAGATACAGATTTAATCAGTGAATATCACAAAGCATGGTGGCGTGATGTTATTACAACAAAGGCTCAACAATTAGGATATGATATCCCAGACGAACTAGTCAACACGTTAACATATCGTTGGGCATTTGATGATAAATCAACAAATATATCGGTGCTTAAAAAACAAATCACAAATCCAGAATTTTTAGCATGGGTTGATGCTTTTGACAAAAAAGATTTTAAACAATATAAAAAACAAAACCTAGAACCATTTGAATCAATCTTTTTGAGATTGGGAGTTTTGGTATTGCAGAACGCAACTAATTATTTAGCAGCCAATCCAAATAAGACTGTGCAAGAAATAAAAACAGATCTAGCTCAATTAATTAAAGATTTGCAAGCAAAGGGAGATCCTGCTACCATACAAAAATTAGAACAAGAACTTCGCCGCATACAAAAATTAGGAGGATTTGATTCAATTGTACCAACCGAAGGAATTGTATTTACATTTCATGGAAACACATATAAGATGACAGGCGCCTTTGCTCCGGTTAACCAACTATTAGGGGTATTAAAGTACGCAAGGTAATATTTATATAAAAATAGGATATTTCAAATGGCTGAAAAACACAAAAGCAAATACAAAAAACCAGAAAATAAAAAACCTACTTATCGCAAAGATATAAAAGATTATACAATGGACGATAAGGATGAAAAAATGAATCCAAAATCTGCAGGTGAAAAATTACCAAATTTATTGCGTAAAACTGATAAAGAAGTAATAGATAATGGAAATCTAGTTCCTAAGTATGAAGCTGACGATCGTTTATATAAAGATTTAGAAGATGCCGATTATGATCCAAAAACTGCATTGAAGCGTTTAACAAAACGTCAAGATAATGAGGCAAAAGAAGTGGCTGATGTGTTATCTGATAAAATTGAAAACTTAACTAGAGAGCAAGCAGAACGAGTAGTTAGAGAATATGTTCGTCGAAAGATTGAGCGTGTTATCAATGAACAAATTGCTCCAGAAGATGAAGAGCCAATCGATCCAACCGCAGCACCCGAAGTGCCAGCAGATCCAACGGCAGCACCGGCCCCAGAAGTTGCCCCAGATCCAACTGCAGCACCAGCTCCCGAAGCACCAGCTGCCCCAGCACCTGAGCCAGAAATGGATGCTGAAACAAAACAAGCCATATCAATTGAAAAATTTGTAGATCAATTACGAGAAGATGGTGGAAATATTGCAAGAATTAAAACATTGTCAAAAGTATTTAATTTAGCATTGAAAGAAGCTGAGCCTGAGGATTTGCAAAATTTTTATAAATTGCTACGTCAATTAGCATCTAAGAAATTAGCTACTATTGAAAATACGCCAGTTCAACCAGAACAATAATATTTAATAACAAGTTATATGTCAAAAAAGTTACAAAACGTGAAAGCGGTAACAGAAATGTTACAAGGAACACATAAATTTCAAACTAGAAAGACTGTCGGATTTTCTGATTCGGCAGCAACTGCTAAAACTAATAAAAAATATGCCGTTGGTGATAAGTGGGAAGAAACTGATCCTACAACTAATGTTACATATGTAATTGAGCAGTGTGAAGGTTTTAGAATTAAAAGAACAAAGAATTCAGACGCATTGCAATCAGTGCGTGAAGAATTAAGAACATTCCCTAATTGCCGCAAAGAAACATGCACATGTGCAGGAACACATCATTTAGATAAAAAAATGAGAAAAATCCATGGAATGTGTTTTGATTGCACAATTGAAATGGAACACGAATTAAAAGTTAATGGTCAATTTGAAGACTATGAACAACAAAAAATTCGAGAAAATGCATTGGCATGGTTAGCATCAGCAGAGCGAGATGTTGAAATGTTAAAAGAAGCATATACGACGGCATCTAAATTTGTTACTAATTCAGAAGGCGAAACTGAATCATGGTCTGCAAAAATGACACCAGAAGAATTTGAGGAAACAGTTCAATCTCAATTCAATATATTCAAAGAAAATTTTTTAAAACAACTAGACAAACAATCAAATAAACATGAAAACAATTAAAAAATACTGGCTAGCAATTATCGGAGTAATTGCAGCAATCGCAGGAACTATATTCATGATGAATAATAATTCAACAAAAAAGCGAGAAGAATTAGATGAAGCAATTTCGGATAACAAACAACAAGTAGATGAACTTGAAGGCAAAATTGAAGTAATCGAAGAACAACGTGAAGAAGTTAAACAAGAAATTGTTAAACAAGAAGTTGTGATTGAGACATTGGAAACTGCTAAAGAAAATATTGTTGTAGAAAAACGCACAGTGGCTGAAGCTAAAGAAAACATTTTAGCTAAAACAAAACGTAATAGAAAACCTAAAAAATAATGAAGAATTTATTGATCATATTGTTTTTAATACCAGTAATTGGATTATCACAAATTCCTGACACATGTTTTACGCAGGAACAAGTATTAGATATTTCATTTACATTGGATTCATTATATCAATTATCGGATATCAATGATCAAATAATTAGTGAACAAAAATCATTGATTGAAAAACAAAAATCACTAATTCAATTAGATTCTTTGCAATTAAATTATACAACTAAACAAGTAGCATTATTGCAAGAAAATATAAACATGTATATTGAACGAGAAAAACTATTTAAACCAAAATGGTACGATCGTCCGGCTATATGGTTTATAGGAGGTGTTGTAACAACATCTGTAGTGATATACCTAACTAAGTAAAATATGGCAACGCCTGCACCAAATATCAAACAAATAATACAGCAACAGTACATGATGTGTGCTAAAGATCCTGTATTCTTTATGCGAAATTATTGTTATATCCAACATCCTAAACGCGGAAAGATTAAATTTAATTTGTTTCCATTTCAGGAAGATTCATTGACAGAATTACGTGATAATCGTTACAATGTAATATTAAAATCACGTCAGTTAGGTATTTCAACATTAGCGGCGGGTTTTGCACTATGGTCAATGTTATTTGCAGAAGACTTCAATGTATTAGTTATTGCAACAACACAAGAAGTTGCAAAAAACCTAGTAACCAAAGTAAGAGTCATGCATGATAATTTGCCTAGTTGGTTAAAGGGTACGGTTGAGGCAGACAACAAATTATCACTGAAATTTAAAAATGGCTCACAAATCAAAGCAGTATCATCTGCGGGTACAGGAGCACGTTCAGAAGCATTATCATTATTAATTGTCGATGAGGCCGCATTTATTCGAAACATTGAAGAAATATGGATTGCATCACAAGCTACATTATCAACGGGTGGGGGTGCAATAGTATTATCTACTCCGAATGGTGTGGGTAACTGGTTCCATCAAACATGGGCAGATGCTGAAGCAGATATTAATGGATTCCATACAGTTAAACTGCATTGGACAGTGCATCCAGAACGAGATCAAGATTGGCGAGATGAACAAACTAGATTATTAGGTGAACGTGGAGCTGCACAGGAATGTGACTGTGACTTTGTTAGTTCTGGTCACACTGTGGTCGATGGTCCATTATTACTAGAATATGATGCACAAACCATTGACCCAATCGAACGCCGCGGATTTGATGGAAATTATTGGGTTTGGGAATATCCTAACTACGAAAGAGATTATTTAGTAGTAGCTGACGTTGCCCGAGGCGATGGAGGAGATTACTCAGCTTTTCATATTTTCGATGTGCAAGATGTTCGACAGGTTGCGGAGTATAAAGGAAAAATTCCACCCAATGAATTCGGACATATGCTAGTAACTGTTGCAACAGAATGGAACAATGCATTGCTAGCAATTGAAAATGCAAATATCGGTTGGGCCGCTATTCAACCAGCTCTTGATAGAGGATACCAGAATCTACATTATACATATAAAGATGACGGATACACTGATGCTGATGTTCAATTGAAAAAAGGTTATGATATGAAAGATAAGAGCCAAATGGTTCCTGGAGTATCAACTACAACTCGTACTAGACCATTAATGATATCTGCATTAGAAATGTATATGCGCGAAAAAACACCTATAATTCGTAGTAAGAGGCTCATACAAGAACTATTGGTATTCATATGGTTAAATGGTAAAGCTCAAGCACAGCAAGGCTATAATGATGACTTAGTAATGTCATTCTGTATTGGACTGTGGCTTCGAGATTCTACTTTGAAATTGCGCCAACAAGGAATTGAATTAAATAAACGAGCTTTATCATCATTTCAAAAATCTAGCAATGTAATTTATACCGGTAATCGAAACAATCAAGATACGGGTTGGACCTGGAATAATGGTTATAATGACGAAAGCTTAACCTGGCTTATCAAATAAAAACACCATAGATTATACTTAGTTATATTTATATAAAAAAGAAAATATGGCGTCATTAAGAAAACGTTTACAGAATCTATTTAGTACCAATGTAATTGTTAGAGCATATGGAAAAGATCAACTTCGCGTAGTTGATACAAACCGATTACAATCAGTTGGAAATTTAGGTCAGAGTAAAGTAGCAGATAGATACACAAGACTGCACGGAGCGAATAAACATCGAGTTGGTGGAATGGGTGGATATGATTCCAACTATTACATGCATCAAAACCGCATGCAACTATATGCTGATTACGAGATGATGGACAAAGATCCAATTATATCATCAGCCTTAGACATTTATTCAGATGAATCAACACTCGCAGATCAATTTGGTGAAATTTTAACAATTAAAACTAATGATACCCGTGTTCAAAAAATACTTTATAATTTATTTTATGATGTATTAAATATTGAATTCAATTTATGGACATGGATTAGAAACATGACCAAATATGGAGATTTCTTTTTAAAATTAGATGTCGCAGATGAAATCGGAGTATTAAATGCTCGACCATTTTCAAGTTATGAAATGGAGCGTTGGGAAGAATACAATGAAGCTACCGGTGAGTATGATATCAAATTTAAAAATATCGCATCAGAACAAATGACATATGATGTGTTTGAAATTGCACATTTCCGTATGCTATCTGATTCTAACTTTTTACCATATGGTAGATCAATGTTAGAAGG